TATTTCATTTGCTAGTAGAGGTACAGCACCTGTTATTCTATCAGTTGATGGAAACAATACTTTATTCAGATTACTTCCAGGAGAAACTCTTACTATGGATGCTAATGGTGTTATGAACTATTATGACCCTACATTATTTTATTGGGATGCTACAGCTGCTGGTTCTGCTGTATTAATTGCATTTAATTATATCTAATGGGAACTAGAATAGAGACAGATTCTTACTATGCAAATCCTCTTGGTTATAATAGGGGATTGTATGCTCAGACAGCTGATAGTACTATAATCACTAATACTAATGCAGAACTTAGTCTTATTAATGGTGGTGTAGGTATATTAACTGTACCAGCTAACGGATTTAAAGTAGGTGATAGTTTTAGAGCTATATTTGGTGGTGTAATGAATGCTGATAATAATCAAAATATTAGAATTAGAGTTAAAGCAGGATCTATTGTTCTTTTAGATAGTCTTCTACAGAATCTAGGCAGCAGTGTTATAAATGATGTGTGGTCTTTAAATGTAGATTTTACTATTAGATCTATAGGAGGTCCTACTGTAGCATCTATAGTTTCACTAGGATCATTTCATTATACAAAAACTAACAATGCTTCTGTTCAAGGATTTGCATTTAATGTAGTAAATGACACAACATTTGATACAGAAATTTCTAATGCATTAAATGTAACAGCTCAATGGCAAAATGCTTCTACAGGAAACAACATTTATAGTGACATATTTATTTTAAATAAGACATACTAATGAGTACTATCATAAATAGAAATTTACCTGGTAATGCATATAATGCAGCCGTAGGTGCAAACACTCCATCTGGATCTAATCCATATGCAACGCAGTTAGATCTTGCAAATATTAATAACCCAGGCAATGCCAATTTATTGATATCTGGAGGAGCATCATGGTCAGGAACAGGAATGGTATTTAATGTATCAGCTTTAGTATACCAGATAGCAGGAGTACAGTTTTCAGCAAATGCTCAGAATGTAACATTGCCTGCAAGTAATCCAACATTATCAAGATTTGATGCTATAGTTGTAAATGAAAATGGAGTAGTTTCAGTAATTTCTGGAATTCCTGCTTCAAATCCTCTTACTCCTGCAGTAGATGAAAACTATGTACTCATTCAGTATGTATTAGTAGGAGCTGGAACAATAACTCCTACAGTAACAAATCAGTTTGTTTATAGACAAGGTTCTACACCTGACTGGCTTACATCATCTGTTGCTGGTGCAGCACCTTCTTTATCAGTAAATTTTACAAGTACATTTCCAGCACCTTTTGAGGGAGCTGAGTGTACATTAATTACTGCTCCTACATATTCAAATAATTACGGTTTAAAATATGTAGGTTATGCTAAACCAACTGGTAATATATCTAGATCAACATTTGCTTTTCTAACCTTTAGAGTTAATCTACCTGTTGCTTTACCATTAAGAAATGTTATTGTAGTTCTTTATAATAATGCCACAATTATTGGAGCTATTTCTGCTACAAACTGGGGATTAAACATGACTAGTATAAATACTTGGCAATTAGTATCTATACCTACAAATGCATTTGGAAATCTTGCAATAAGTACAATCACATCTGTTAGATTTTTAATGAGTGGTAATACAGCTAATACATTTGCTACAGGTTTTGATAGATATGCTCTAGATGATATTAAGTTTCAGTCAGGGTTTGGTCCTCAATCAAATGTAGCTACAATTGATCTTTCTGAAAATGCAACAAACATAGGTAGCACATCAAAAATAAATTTTATTTCAGGTGCTGGAGTAGATTGGTCTATTGTAAATGATGCTATTAATAATAGAATAAATGTAGCAGCTAACTCTATAAATGCTTATGTAACACCAGAGTTAAATTTAGTAGGAAGAAGTTTAATATCTGATGATGCTGGAAAATTTTTAATGGTAGATTCAGCAACACCAACAACAATGACAATTCAATTAAATAGTACATTTAATATTCCAGTGGGTGCTGTTATAAAAATAAGTCAGCAAGGAACAGGTAATGTTACCATAAACGGTGTACCAGGTGTGAACTTATATAATGGTGGGGGAACTACCATTCCAGGTCAATATAGTGTTGCAACAGTAACAAAAACAGATACAGATACATGGTATTTAGAATTTAGTTTAGTATAATAAAATAATAATGAAAATGGAAACTTGGGTACTGACATTAATACTTTTCATAGCTGGAACAATCCTTACAATTATTGGATTTTTTCTTAGAGGAGCCTATAGTAATATTAATAAACAAATAGAAACATTAACTTTGGAAAATCAAAAGAGGATTGAAGAACAAGGAAAGTTAAAAGGAAAGTTTGAATTGTTAGAACAAGAGAACAGATTAAAGCTCCAGCATATTGAAGAAAATACTCAACATGAAATCAGAATAATGGCAACTAAAATAGGTGACTTATCTGATACTGTGGGAGAGTTAGTAAGGATTCAAATGAATGCAGCTACACCCACAAGAAGAAGAAATAGTAACAATAATTAAATTAAAAGTCATGACACTAAAAAAAAGATGGAAGGCTAAAACTCCAAAGTTCTGGAAGAAAGTACAAAAGATTGCAATTGTAGCAGGTGCTGTAGCAGGTGTAATAATTGCTGCACCAATTGCATTACCAGCAGCTGTAGTAACAGCAGCAACATATGTAGTAACAGCAGGAACCGTAGCTGCTACATTAGCACAGTTAACTGTGGAAGATTCTAAAGATGTAAATATTAACCCCTAAATAAATCAAAATGGCAACTAAAAAAAAGAAAGTTGAAGACATTGAGGTAGAAGTGAAAACCAAAAAAGTCAAAGCTAAAGTAAAGAAAGAAGGCAAAAAAGTAGATGTAGTAGTTGATACTCCTAAAGTTGATGTTGAACTTCACACAAGTGATGAAAAGAAAGAGTTTAAATTGGACAGTGAAAAACTTGATGTGAATGTTGTTAAGACAGATGAAGGAACAGAAATTACTGTTGATGCTCAATCATCAGCTTTGAAAAAAGTAGGTGAGTGGCTTGGAAATCTTTATGCTAAAAAATTCAATAAGAAAAAATGAGTCTATTAGATCTATCCAAAATCAAACAAGTACCTCTTTCGGAAGGACAGTATGTAAATGAGGATACCAAAAAACTACAAATAGTATTGCATCACACAGCAGGTAATTCATCTGCACCAGGAACTATTAAAATGTGGGATGCTGATGGCAGAGGAAGAATTGCTACATGTGTAGTTATATCAGGTAAAGGATTATCTGTAGGAACATATGATGGAGAGATTGCTCAGGCATTTTCTTCTAAAAAATGGGCATACCATTTAGGTATTAAACCAGATGTGTTCCGTGCAAATGCATTACCTTATAGATCATTAGATCCACTTGCTATTGGTATTGAAATCTGCAATTGGGGCCCGCTTACTAAGAAGGGTAATAAGTTCTATAACTATGTAAACAGAGAAGTTCCTGCAGACCAAGTATGTACATTAGATAAACCTTATAAAGGATATACACATTATCATGCGTATACAGATGCACAGATTGAATCTGTAAGACAACTACTTGTTTACTGGAATAAGGTGCACGGCATTCCTCTTACATATAATGAAAAAGATATGTGGGCAGTATCTAAGAATGCATTATCTGCTGTTCCAGGAGTATATACTCATAACTCTTACCGTAAAGATAAAAGTGATATTTCTCCTCAACCAAAAATGATTGCAATGCTTAAATCTCTTGCACAATGAAACTAAGAAACAACTGGAAAAATCACAAACCTAATTGGAAGACAATTACTATTAGATGCAGAGCATCTTTAGTTGATTTCTTTTCTATTGAGATTGATCCTGCTAGAAACTTTTATTCTTTCACTCTTCTTAATTTTACTATTAAGAATAGATAGAATCATACAAGATATAGAGATCCAGGTATTTTCTATGCCTGGATTTTTTTGTTTAAACAATTTCTGTTTAAACTTTTATTGTATATTTGTCTAAACATAAAATAATTTATAATGGAAAACCAACACAATGAAGAACAGTTATCTGCGGAAGAGTTAACTGCAAGAAAAGAAGAACTTCTTAAATTTTACACTGACTCTATGCCTTATATCAATGCTCAATATGAGTATGAAAAAAGACTAATGGAGTTAGATGAAGTAAGATTCAAAAGAACTCAGATCCAGATTCAAATGGCTATGATGATGAATCCTCAAATGTCAGAAGAAGCAGAAGAAGAAACTGAGAGAGAAGATCTTGTTATGAGTGAAAAACCAGCACCAAAAGAAAGAAAGCTTAAAAAACAATAGACCATGGCACTTGTAAACCAAGTACAGAAAAGGGTTAAAATGTCAAAATGGGATGTTGTTAAGTTTCAGATATTAACTCACTGCTATGTAAATAGAATAACTATGAGTGAATCTGATCTTAACTGTCTTACTTTACTTAGTTTTAATGAGCCTATTGAGCTTACTAATTTTTGTTTAGATGCATCTGCAGAAGAAGAATGGATATTCAAATCTCCACAGACTGTAAGAAACTCAATTAATAAAGCTGAGAAAAATGGATTAGTAATTAAAGATCCAAATAATAAGAAGCTCATTAAATTAAATCCTAATCTAAAAATCCAAACAAGCGGTACAGTTTTACTTGACTATAAATTCTTAGGACATGATACCGAAGAAAGCAACTAAACTGTATACTCAAGTAGCAGATGAATTAGGTGTAAATGCAACTCTAGTGGAAGATTTAATAGAGTGTTTTTACAAAGATGTAAGACAAAATCTAACTAGTTTAACACACCCCAGGCTGAATGTTGAAGGCCTGGGGCATTTTGTTGTAAAACCCGGAACTGTAAGAAAGGCAATACCTAGATATCAAAAGAGTTTAGAGAATCATGACACTTCTACTTTTGGTGCATATTATAACAAGAAGATGATTGAGGGGAAACTTGAGGCTCTTATAGATATTGAAAAGAAGATTAGCCAACAGGAAGATAAGAAAGAACAATTTAAAAATAAAAGAAATGAAGACAAGTCTCAAAGAGATATGGAAGAACCGGAAACAGATAGTTGAAGGAATAACAAATACTGTTATTAAAGATGAGTTTGTAGAACATGTATCTAAACTTAGAATGGATATCTGTAATGAATGTCCTGATAAGGATACTATAGGAGAGAGTTGTGTACTACCAGGTAGCCAACCATGTTGTTCTCAGTGCGGTTGTTCTCTAGCATTTAAAACCAGATCTCTTTCTACATCATGCCCGGCAAAGAAATGGGCATCTATTATTTCAGAGAAGAAAGAAGATGAATTAGAAAAGTTATGAATTGGCCAGAACTAGAATCTTTTTTGACAGATGGTATTGCTTCTCAAGGAAGAGAAATAACTATAATGATGAGTCAAGAAGGAGCTGATAGATATGCTCATGGAATGGCCATTGAGAATGCTGTTGGATTTGTTGAATGGATGGAAGAAAAGAAAAAAATTGAGCCTGATGTAGCAGAGAATTTAATCTCAATGCTAAGATCACCAGATGAAGAAAATTTTAACATAGCAATACTTGCTATAGAACAATTAAAAAAATGAGTATAGTATTTAATGCATCAGATCATAGTTACAAAAGTCTTGATGACAGTAACATTGATTGGATAAGTGTAACCACACTTGTTTCCCATTTTAAAAAACCTTTTGATGCTAAGAAGATAGCAGAGAAAGTAAGTAAGAGTAAAAGATCAAAATGGTATGGTATTGATCCTGTACTTATTCAGCAGATTTGGACAAATGAAGCTGATAGATCTACAACTCTTGGTACATGGTATCATAATCAAAGAGAGTCAGATATTTGTTCTTTATCTTCTATGGAAAGAGAAGGTACAACTGTTCCTGTATTTAAACCAACAGAAGTTAAAGAAGGAGTTAAGTTAGCACCTTCTCAGAAGTTAGAACCAGGCGTGTATCCAGAACATATGGTCTATCTACGGTCAGTAGGTATTTGTGGCCAGTCAGATTTAGTTGAGGTAGTCAATGGTAAAGTAAATATCATTGACTACAAGACTAACAAAGAAATAAAAATGGAGTCATATGTAGACTGGGAAGGTAAATCAGAAAAAATGCTACCTCCTGTAGATAGTCTAGATGACTGTCATTTCTATCATTATGCTTTACAATTGAGTATTTATATGTATATTATATTGAAGCATAATCCTAAACTAAAACCAGGTAAGATATTTATACATCATGTTACCTTTGAAGTAGAGACAGAAGACAATTGGGGATATCCAGTAACTAAGAAAGATGAGAATGGAGACCCAGTACTAAAAGAAGTTAAACCAATGGCAATACCTTACTTAGTTGATGAAGTACAAGCAATTATTCACTACCTTCATGATAACAAAGATAAAATCAAAAAGAAATGATAATTAAACTATTTGACATACAAAACGGCAAGGTAATTCCAACAGAACATTGCTATACCCTTAAGGCTTTAAAAGATGTAATGGAGGAGTATCCTGATGACTTCCTAAAGATATATCAGTATCTATTCTATATGACATGTCCAAACCCAGATATGAATCCTTTCTTCTATACTCCGGATATAGATAAAGAGTCTTTAATAATGGATCAGATAGAAGCAGAATTCTCAACAGAAGATGAGACTGTATATGCAGCTCTTAGATTCTGTGAGAGAATGTATGAAACACCTACATCCAGAGCTTACAAAGGTATTGCATCCATGCTAGATAGATTAGCAAGATATATGGAAGTAACTACAATTACAGCCGGTAGAGATGGTAACATAAACTCTTTAATTAGTGCGGCCAAAAACTATGAAGCTATTAGAGCATCTTTTAAAGGAGCTTATAAGGATCTTCAGGAAGAACAACAGAGTAGAGTAAGAGGTGGACAAGGACTAGCATATGACATGTAATGAGTGAAATTTATCAAGATATACCAACCTATGACAATGGAGAATGGACAGTTTCAAACTTTGAATCCAGAGAGGACTTCGCTAAGTTTGTCAGAGACCTCTTTAAAGAACCTGGTCAATATCAGTTTAATGAAACCAGCAGTAGACTATTTGTATCTGAGTCAACCAAATTTAAAAAAGATGGGGTATACTGTACAGCTCCCTTCAAATCAAAAGACTTCATCAACTACTGGGATGACCAAAAACAAAAATGTAGAAGAGGAGTAATTATAAAAGATGGTGATATAACCTGGTATCTTACCAGAGATTATTACATGTGGTTAAACTTTCTACCAATCTTCAACAAAGAGATACAACAGTTTGGGTTTGCTGATATCCGGGATGCCCAGTATCATATGGCATTGTATGAAATACTAGCAGAACTTAACTATAAGCATGTTGCAATACTTAAGAAAAGACAGATTGCTTCTTCATATTTTCATATGGCTAAACTTATAAACCAACAATGGTTTGAACCAGGTGTTACCCTAAAGATAGGAGCTAGTCTTAAAGACTACATTAATGAGAAAGGTTCATGGAAATTCCTAGATGAGTATGCAGCATTCTTAAATGAGCATACAGCTTGGTATCGTCCAATGACTCCTCACAAAGTAATGATGTGGCAACAGAAGATTGAAGTTAGAAAAGGAGATAGAAAAAATGAAGTTGGTCTTAAAGGTACAATACAAGGTATGTCATTTGAGAAAGATCCAACAAATGGTGTAGGGGGTCCGGTTAAATACTTCTTTCATGAGGAAGCTGGGATTGCTCCTAAGATGGATCAGACATATGAGTATATGAGACCTGCCATGAGATCTGGTTTGATCACTACAGGTATGTTCATTGCTGCTGGATCTGTAGGAGACTTATCACAGTGTATGCCTTTGAAAGATATGATTCAGAATCCACTTTCTAAAGATATATATGCCGTCCAGACTAATCTATTAGATGATAAAGGTACTGAAGGTCTCTCAGGATTGTTTATTCCTGAACAATGGTCTATGCCTCCATACATAGATAACTATGGTAATTCACTTGTAGAAGAAGCATTAAAAGCTTTAGAAGAACAGTTTGAAACCTGGAAGAAAGAACTTACTCCAGAAGATTATCAGCTCCGTATATCTCAGCACCCTAGAAATATAAAAGAAGCATTTGATCATAGAACAGTATCTGTATTCCCGCCACATCTTCTTGCTGCACAAGAAAGAAGAATAGAGGAGAAAGAGTATGGTTATGAGTATCTAGATATTTATGCTGATGAAACAGGAAAGCCTGCAGTACAGTCTACTAGTAAAAGACCGATAATGGAATTTCCAGTTCCTAAAAAACTAGAAGATAAAACAGGTGTACTTGTAGTATGGGAAAGACCTATTGAAAATCCTTCCTTTGGAACATACTATGCTTCTATTGACCCTGTATCAGAAGGTAAAACAACAACTTCAGAATCTCTCTGTTCTATTTATGTTATGAAAGCTCCTGTAGAAGTTACTAAAATTGTAGCCGGAGAAACAGAAACATACATAGAACAAGATAAGATTGTAGCTGCCTGGTGTGGTAGATTTGATGATATTAAAAGAACTCACCAAAGATTAGAACTTATCATTGAATGGTATAATGCATGGGCACTGATTGAAAATAACATTTCACTCTTTATCCAGTACATGATTCAAAGAAGAAAACATAAATACTTAGTCCCTAAAAATCAAATTGTGTTCTTGAAAGATCTGGGCTCTAATAACAATGTATATCAAGAATATGGTTGGAAAAACACTGGTACTTTATTCAAAGCTCACTTACTTAGTTATGCAATTGAATACACTAGAGAAGAATTAGATCAAGAAACTATGGAGGATGGTACTGTAGTTAAAACAACCTATGGTATAGAAAGAATTCCTGATCCAATGTTATTAAAAGAAATGAGAGAATACTCAGATGGAGTCAACGTGGATAGACTAGTTTCCTTTGCGGCTCTTGTTGCTTTTATGAAAATTCAACAGTCCAATAGGGGATATTTAAAGAGAACAGTTGTAGATGATAGCATGAAAAACTTGCAAAAGTCAGAAAATTTGTTTAAATTAAATAATAGTCCATTCCGTCATATGGGAAGAGGACAACTTGGTATTGGGCAGAATGTTAAAAGATCTCCCTTTAAAAACTTTAAATAATTAGTATGCAAATATATAATGCACTTCAATTAAAAAATGGAGCCAAAGCGGAGACAAACCGCATGGGTACTGTAACTCAACCATTACAGTTTATACCCAAATCAGAAAAGACTGATGAGTGGGCTGCTTGGAACCTTGATTGGGTGGAGTGGCAAGGACTAAAACAAATCCGGAGAAATGCCCGCAGGCTAATGAAAAATTATAAACTGGCTAAAGGTATTATTGACAAGTCAGATTATATTATTGAAGAGGATAATGAGTATAGAGACATTGTAGAAATTCTAACTAAAGAAGATCAGTCTGCTCTTGAACTTAAGTTCTATCCTATTATCCCAAATGTTATTAATGTTCTTGTAGCTGAATTTGCTAAGAGATCTACTAAACTTGTCTATAGGGCAGTTGATGATATATCCTATAATGAGCTTTTAGAAGAGAAAAGAAAGATGGTTGAAGACACTCTTCTAGATGATGCAAGATTTAAAATACTTAGTGCTTTATTAGACCAAGGATTGGATCCAAATTCACCAGAGGCTCAAGAACAAACAAATCCAGAAAAATTAAAGACCCTTCCTGAAATTGAATCTTTCTTTAAGAAGGATTATAGATCTATGATAGAACAGTGGGCAATGCATCAACATAAAGTAGATGTTGAGAGATTTAAAATGGATGAGCTAGAAGAAAGAGCTTTCCGTGACATGCTTATTACAGATAGAGAATTCTGGCACTTCCGCATGATGGAAGATGATTATGAAGTAGAACTTTGGAATCCAGTAATTACTTTCTATCATAAGTCTCCAGATGCTAGATACATTTCTCAAGCAAACTGGGTAGGAAAAACTGACATGTTTACAGTAGCTGATGTTATTGATAAATATGGGTGGTTGATGACTCAAGAACAACTTGAATCATTGGAAGCAATATATCCAATCAGATCAGCAGGTTATACAACAGGGGGTTATCAAAATGATGGTACTCTATATGATGCTACCAAATCCCATGAATGGAACACCAATATGCCATCTCTTGCCTATAGACAATACACTACTGCAATGAATGGTACTGTAATGGATGGTACTGATATTATTAATCAGATCCTTATGGAAGGTGAAGATTATTATGATCAAGGCACAGCTTTCTTATTAAGAGTAAGTACTATCTACTGGAAGTCACAAAAGAAACTGGGACATCTTACTAAGATTGAAGAGAATGGTGAGGTTATTACAGATATTGTAACAGAAGACTACAAGATCACAGAAAAACCAATATATGATAATAGACTCTTTAAAAATAAGAGCAAGGATAATTTAGTATATGGAGAGCACATAGATTGGATTTGGATTAATGAAACTTGGGGTGGTGTAAAGATAGGACCAAATATTCCTTCTTATTGGGGTATGAATAACCCTGGTGGATTTGCTCCTATGTATGTAGGTATTAATCAAAATAAAATATGCCCTATTAAGTTTCAATTTAAAGGTGATAATTCACTATATGGTTGTAAACTTCCTGTAGAAGGATCTGTATTCTCAGATAGAAATACTAAGTCTACAGCCTTACTTGACTTAATGAAGCCATATCAGATTGGATATAATATTGTCAATAATCAAATTGCAGATATCCTAGTAGATGAACTAGGTACTGTAATTATGCTTGACCAGAATTCTTTACCTAGACACTCTCTTGGAGAAGATTGGGGTAAAGGAAACTTAGCTAAAGCATATGTGGCAATGAAGAACTTCCAGATGTTACCTTTGGATACTTCTATTACAAACACTGAGAATGCATTAAACTTCTCTCATTTCCAGAAATTAGATCTTGATCAAACAAATAGATTGCTCTCAAGAATCCAGTTAGCTAATCACTTTAAGCAACAAGCTTATGAAGTAATAGGTGTTAACCCACAGAGAATGGGTCAGCAGTTATCACAGATGACAGCAACCGGAGTAGAGCAAGCTGCTGCAGCATCTTATGCTCAAACAGAAATGTATTTTATGCAACACTGTGACTATCTGATGCCTAGAGTACACCAAATGCGTACAGACTTAGCTCAGTATTATCATTCAACAGATGCTTCTGTAAGATTATCTTACATTACTACTGCTGATGAGAAAGTAAACTTTGAGATGAATGGTACTGAATTATTGATGAGAGATCTTAATATATTTGCTAGTACTAATGCAAATCATAGAGCTGTTCTTGAACAACTTAAACAAATGGCTCTACAGAATAATACTACAGGTGCAAGTATTTATGATCTTGGTAAAGTAATTCAATCTGAGTCAATATCTGAACTTAATAATGCACTTAAGTCTTCTGAAGAGAAAGCACAAACTATGAAACAGCAAGAAATGCAACAGCAACAACAAATGCAACAAGAGCAACTTGCTTCTCAAGAAAAACAACAGCAAGCTCTTATTCAAGCTGAAGCTGAAAAACAAGATAAACAACTTCAAAATAATATTACTGTGGCTGAGATTAGAGCTGCAGGCTATGGAGCTACTGTTGATATTGATCAGAACCAGATGTCAGACTATAGAGATGCTATGAAAGACATAAAGGATACTGAACAATATAAAGAGCAAACAGATCTTCAAAGAGAAAAAGAAGCTAATAGAAATATTCAACAGGCTAAAAAGAATGATATTGAAAGAGAAAAGCTCCAAGTTCAAAGAGAAATAGCAGATAAACAACTAGAAATTGCTAGAGAAAACAAAAATAAATATGACTTAGGTAAAGGAAAAAATAAGTCTTAGCTATATAGTGCTAAAAAAGAATTGTAGACTTTTAAATTTTCCAAGTTTATTTTGTATATTAAAGTATAACATAAAAACCAACAACAATGAGTAAAGAAGCAGATAACCTGAATGATCAGGTTCAAGAATCCACAACGGTGGATCAGGTTGATGTAAATATTGATGAACTATTTGGAATGCCAGGAGCAGAGAATGTGATGCTTCCTACTGATAGTTCAGAACCTGAAAAGAAAACAGTCTTTACAGCTGAGAAGACTGACATGACGTTCTTTGACAACCCTGAAGCTAAAACTCCAGAAGCAAGACAAGAAGCTGCCGAAAAGAAAGCTGAAGTAGAAGAGACCATTAATGAACTTAATGAACTCATTACTCAAGAGGAGGATGCTGGTAACAAAGGAAGACCTAAGATTGATAAATCAGGTCTTGCTGAACTAGCAACTAAAATGATTGAAGAAGGAACTCTTATTCCTTTTGATGATGACAAACCACTTGAGGATTATACTACTAAAGACTTTAGAGAACTTTTTGAAGCTAACTTCCAAGATAGAGAAGCTAGAATCAGAGAGAACACTCCAAGAGAATTCTTTAATGCACTTCCTGAAGAGCTTCAATATGCTGCTAAATATGTAGCAGATGGAGGGCAAGATTTAAAAGGATTATTTAGAACTCTTGCACAAGTAGAAGAAATCAGAGAACTTGACCCAGATAATGAATCTGATCAAGCTGAGATTGCAAGACAATACTTATATGCTACACAATTTGGAACACCTGAAGAAATTGAGGCTGAGATCCAAGATTGGGCTGACTTAGATAGATTAGGACAAAAGGCTCAGCAATTCAAACCAAAATTGGATAGAATGCAAGAAGAGATTGTTGTAAGACAATTGCAAGAGCAAGAAATGAGAAAGCAACAACAAGCTGAACAAGCTAAACTTTACACTGATAATGTATACAATACACTATCTGTAGGAGAAGTTGGTGGTATTAGGCTTGATAGAAAAACTCAAGGTTTGCTTTACTCTGGTCTTGTACAACCAAATTATCCTTCAATTTCAGGAAAACCTACAAACCTCCTAGGGCACTTACTAGAGAAGTATCAATTTGTAGAACCAAGACATGACCTTATTGCTGAAGCACTTTGGTTACTTGCGGATCCAAATGGATATAAAAACAAAGTAAGAGAGCAGGGAAGTAAAGCAGCTACTGAAAAAGTAGTAAGACAATTAAAGACCGAACAGTCTAGAAGACTTTCTTCTTCTAATACAGACCAAGAAGAAGAAGCTGAAAGAAGATCAAACACTTCTACTAGACCGGCACAAAGAACCATCTCTAGAGGTAACAATATCTTTAAGAGATTTTAATTAGTAACAATTTAAAAACAAATAACAAATGGCAACTCCAGTTTTAAACAATGGTATATTCCTCAGAGATACCGCGTACCAAGCAAGTTCCCATGTGGATTCTTACCACCTGGTGAATATGCTAAAAGATGCTGAGCCTATGGATTTAGGTCCAGTTGACCTTTGGGCTATGGCTCAAAAAGTAGAAATGCCTCTTTACCAAATGTCTAGCTTTGGTGGGAAGAATGTAATCAATGTGGACAACCACAGAGGTGAGTATAGATGGCAGACTCCTGTATCTATAGATCTTCCTTACATTATTGAAGACATTGAGGATCCAAGCAGAATCCTTGGTACAGATGGTTCTACATTTAAAATCAAAATCAACAGACGTGAGTTTGGACATGGTGATATCATCACTTATGACAAATACAATGGAGTTGAGATGTACATTACTGATGAAGATATCCTACCTGTAGGAGATGGTTTCATCTACACTGTACAGTTGGTGAACAATGACAACTACAAATTTTTAGATCACAAATACCTTTTGAATGGTACTAAACTATTTAGAAAAGGTTCTGCAAGAGGTGAGTATGGTGAAAGATTCTCTGACATCACTACAAGAACTTCATTCCGTGAGTTCTATAACTTTGTAGGTAATGCTGAAGCTCATGTTCACTATTCAGTATCTTCTCGTGCTGACTTGATGATCAAGGGTGGTATGAATGCAGATGGTACTATTCCAGTAACTGAGATCTGGAGAAACTTTACATCTAACAATGATCCTTCTATTTCTTCATTAGAAGATATGATCAAAGTTATGGGTAAAGACAAAGTGAAAAAAGCATTTGACAATGGAGATCTTTCTAGATCTTTCTTGACTCAAATGGAAGCAGCTCACTTGTCTAAAATTGCTACTGACATTGAGACTTACTTAATGTGGGGACATGGAGGTAGAGTTCGCCAAGATGGTGCTGATGATATGAGACTTTCTGTAGGTCTTTGGAAGCAGTTGGATAACTCTTTCAAAAGAGTATACAACAAAAATAACTTTACACTTGATTTGTTCCGTGGAGAAATCTACAACTTCTTTAATGGTAAAGTTGAGTTCCAAGGTCCAGATCCTAAGCGTTCACTAGTTGTTCAAACTGGTATGGGTGGAATGAGAATGGTAAATGAAGCTATTAAGAGAGAAGCAGTTGCTTCAGGTCTTTTGATTCAGGCTGCTGATATTGGTGCAATCACTGGTAAAGGTATGGACTTGAACTTTGGATTTGCTTATACTTCATATGTAATTCCATTCTTGGCAAATGTTAAGTTTGTATTGAACCCAGCATTTGACAATGTTCATACTAATGATATTGAGAACCCAATCATTGATGGTTTCCCATTATCTTCTTACTCATTTATTATCTTTGACATCACTGATAACACTAATGATAACATCTACTTATTGAAGTTGTCTTGGGATAATCAATTGAAATGGTGGTATCAAAATGGTACTATGGACTACATGGGCCGTACACAAGGCTTCCAGTCTTCTGGTCAGTTCAATGGATACCGAGTAATGATGACTCAAACATTCCCAGCTATTTGGGTAAAAGACCCAACTAAAGTGTTGAAGATTGTTATGAGAAACCCAGTAACAGGTGGTTCATTCTAATCCATCATATAAATAAAAATAGGGAGGGGGTAACTCCTCCCTTTTTTAAATTTAGTATTTTAACCAACAAAAATAAAAACCAACATGGAAACACAATTTACAATGGTAGAAACTACCAGCAGAAAAAAAACAAAGCTAGCTATCAGGCCTTTTGTTGATAGCAACTCAACTAACATGGGACTTGAAGAATATGGCTTAGCTCTTTATGATGGTGTAAGACACCAAGAGCAATTGGCATGTCTTGAAAATAACGGTGTTATTAGATACCTTACAGGTCTTAATGAGTTTGCTCCAGAGATTAAACTTCTTCCACAAGAAGAAAAAGAAGCTAGAGTAAGACAAATTAGAGACACAGTAGCAGATCTTGAAAAAGAACTTGCTGCAAATATTATTGACCCAGAAGATAAAGATTTCTGGAATCAAGTAAAACTTCTTAAACCAGACAATGCTGAGTTCTGGAATAAAATTGAAATCAAGTGTGGTAATGAGCCACTTTTTTTAGATATACATAATCCTTTTGATAGAATTAAACTTATGGCAATTGAGGCCGGAGGTTTTTCTATTGTGGCTAAAAGCTATGAGGATGCAAGATCAAGACCAGTTCCTCCTAAATTTTATCTTGATAAAGAGGAAGAAACATCAATGATCAGAACTGAATACAAGAAGATCCGTAACAAAGCTCTTGCTGAACTTCAGAAACTATATGACAAGAACAGTACTAAGTTATTCTACATTGCAAAAGTTGTAGATGGTAATAGTACTCAGTATAGAAAGGCTACTCCTATAGATACTATTTATGAGAATATGGATAGACATATCAATGGAGAAGGTTCTGAAGGAAACAAAGAAAGAGCAGCAAAATCTTTCTTGGATGCTGCTAATTTAGACATGGAAACACTAAAAATTAAATCAATTGTTAGAGATTCCAGTTTTTTTAAGTATATTATTAATAAGGCAGATGGATATATTTACCATGCTAAGTCAGGTTCCCTACTTGGTAGAAATGTATCAGATGTAATAGAGCATTTAAAAAACCCTTTACATGAGGACATTTTAAATGAGCTTTCATCTTCTGTTGAGAAGATTTGGAACTCTTAAATTTAAATAAAATGAAATCTGCATGTGTAACTAAAACAAAGTCAAAAAAATTGACTAAAGCTGACAAGACTCCAGGTGGAAAAGTTGGTGGAATTTCTAAAGCTCCTAAAACAGCTATTCCAAAAGCTAAGTATGGTATGTCTATGAAAGGCAAAAAATCTTGCTAAGATGCCTAAGCAGATGCTTAAAAGAAAAGACGGTAGTTATTCCCAGAGAGGTCTCTGGGATAACATCCGTGCTAATGCAGGTTCTGGAAAGAAACCAACAAAGCAAATGCTAAAACAAGAGAAAAAAATTAAAGCAACTACTAAAAAGAAAAAGTAATGGCAATTAAAAAAACAACAACTGCAAAAAAAGCACCTGTAAAGAAAGTTTCTACAGGTATGACTATTTCTGCAACTCCTAAAGCAGAGATGAGAAAATGGGAAGTTGAATCTGCACTAAGCACTTTAAAGAGAGCAGAGGATATCCGTAAGGATAAAAATATGATGAGAGATGTTGCAAAACTTGCTCAAGAACAAATGAGTGTTCTTAAAACATTTAGTAAGTAATCAAGCTCTAAGACAGCTAATGATCCAGACTCAAGGATTAATAAGTCTTTAAGAAAGTGGAACTGTTAAAATTATATAGTCATGAAAAAATGTATGAAATGTGGTGGTCAAAAATATAAAGCTGGTGGTGCTACACAAGATATTCTTGGTATGCCAATTTATAATGCTACTACTAGACCAATGCAAATGAAGAAAGGCGGTACTACAAAAAATGCTAAACTAGCTGCTATAGCTCCTCCTAAAGGTAAAATCACTAGAGCTGATATTATCACTGCTATAAAGAAAAAAGGAAAAGCTAAAAAGAAATAGTCATGGCTGAAAAGAAATGGATTCAAGGAGCTATTAAAAAACCTGGAGCGTTAAGAGAATCTCTTGGTGTTAAGAAAGGTGAAAAGATTCCTAAAGCTAAGTTAGAAGCTGCTGCTAAAAAAGGTGGCAAACTTGGTCAAAGAGCTAGACTTGCTATTACCTTAAGTAAAATGCGTAAAAAGAAATAACTATGAAAAATAACAAAAAACACCCATTAACTTTCTTTAGAGAAGAAGGTGAAAAAAGAAAAGCAATGTTCCAAAAAGGTGGATATAATATACCTAAAAATGAATTACCTAAAAAATTTAATGGTGGTCCTGGTTCAGGTATGGGTAGAATGGCTGCTGATGATGCAGCATTTGATGCTATGATGAATCAACCTACTTCTAGTCCTAGAACATCTCCATATCCTTCACCAGAAAGTGCAAGATCAAAACTAGCTGAATTGGCTGCTCAAGCCAATACCATAGCAATGCAAAACTCAAATTCTCAAAATGTAAATATTGCTAATGCTGCATTACTTGATAAAATAAATAATGAAAAACCTTTTATACCCAAACCTTCAAGTGTTAGTCAAGGATCCACACGTGAACAAATGCGTAGACCTGAACAAATGCGTGGATTTAATGCAACACCAATAAAAAATAAAAAGGGTGGATCTGTAGGAAGAAAAAAATAAATCATGCTTAATAGTACAATTACCATAAAGATTAAACAAAGGCTCAATAAACTTGACAGCCAAGACTATGACAACATAGAATGCTGGCAAATTGTTGAATCTTTTAATAAGGCTCAAGTTGAATGGGTCCGAAGACAGCTGCATGGTATTAACCTTGTAAAAGAGGGAGATGAGCAATCAACTAGAAGAAAAGATGATTTGCAGATTTTACTTCAAACTTTTCCTTTAAATATTGCAAACAAAGAGTACTATTATGATGGTATTCTTCCAGAAAACTACTTGCAGTGGAAAAGAGTTGATATTTTTGCAAACAAAGACTGTTGTGGAAAAAGATCTATGATGGTTTATCTTGCTGAAGAAGCAAACCTCCGGGAGCTTCTTAGAGATAAATCTAAACAACCAAGCTTTGAATGGGGAGAAACATTTGCTACTCTAAAAGGTGGTTATGTTAATCTTTATACTAATGGGGAATTTAATATAGAAGCTGCAGATCTTATATATTACAGACAGCCTATTAAAATCCAGATTCTGGATTGTGTTGACCCTTATACCA